TAAGCGTTTAACCCCGTCCCATATTAACCCATCCAGGTAGCCTTTGATTGGATGGTAGCCATTATCCCTACTAACTGTTATTGCTGCCTCATGCACTTGGGAATGTGTTGTTGAATACCCTAGTTCCACTTCTAACCAATATCTTACTTGCAAGGCAATACTATCATCCCACCTTAAGCTTTTTATATTCGTGCTCTCCACCTGTAGCCAAGATGGCTTTTTGGTGAGCTCGATTTCATGTGTGAATTCATTATATCTTAATAGTTGAAATAGATCTTTACTTGGATCCTTGAATAAGCTGCACGTATTAAGAAAACTCTTATTTTTTAACTTACCATTCTCTTGCCTGTCCCACCTAAGCTTTATCTTTTTAACTGTATCTACATTAGAAAATAAATTTTCTGGAGCTGAAACACCTAAAAGATTTTTAGCATATTTATATACATTATCCACCTTATTTTTTAACTCATCATAACTCCACATAGGCTCACAAATGGGATTGTAATGCTTTAAAACAGCCTCAAAAACCGCCCCTTCTGGCAGTCCCCAATCTCTTCCCTTTGCTACAATTTGAAAGGTTTTAGCATCTCCAGCTTGTCCCTCTTTCGCTCCTTCCTGTTTATATAACCATGCAATATAGTCGTGTATGTGGTTTAAGGTAGGCTTTGCATCCTGCTTAACCTCTTCCCTATTTTTCCGCCTTATAACTTCCAATAAACCAGCTGGAGCATCCGCCAGGTTTTTTATATCTCCACATAATATAGTATAGTTACCTTTTGGCGTTGTGCTGCCTGCTGATACTACATACGCCCCTTTACTTAAGAAGTCTATCCCTGGAAATTGCTTATGATTTTTTTTGATTGAAATATCAGCCGGCTTTTTAAAATATATATGAAAACCACCTGACATAGTTTTAACGCAAAAAGTAGCACTTATATCTATTTTAAAAACTTCAATAAGATAATCTAGTGAATTTATTTTATTCTGGTAATTTCTTGGATCCGCATCAACTACCAGATGATTTTTTGTTAGTTGAATGCCTGCATTTTGAGTATTTATATTAATTGGCACGCACTGTTTAAGCGCCTGCCAATTTTTTACTAGTGGAATTTTAGTTTTGGAAACTGGAAATGTGATATAACCCGCATCTTGATAACTTTTAATAATCTTTAACATACAAACCCCCTTTTATAAATTATACGTTTTAATAGTTATCAACCAAAATCATAATTAATCTTGTTAATTAAGTCAAGATTATTTTTTTTAAATTCTTCATAGTCTGATCTTAATGTTCTATAAGTACAAGAACCGTTAGTATTTACCACTATTCTGGTTTTTAATTGTTTTTTGTCTATGTAATTGTAAATTGTTTGCCTAGAAACATCTAATTCTTTACTCATTTCTGCAATTCTAATAAACTTTGAGCCTTTTCTTCTCTGCAAATAGTTATATTTACAATTACTACAAACGTATTTTTCAAGCTCGGCTTCTGTTAAATTATCCAATGTCGCCAAAACTTCCGCTTTATTTAACTCAATTTTCATTTTCCGTTCTCCTCTTTTTTAGTTATTTTAAAATTAATCTGATATCTTTTAATACTTTTAAAGTACCTTTTAACACGTCCCTACTATTGACTAAAGCAGCTGACATTTTAACTTTACTTTGCAATGCCCAGTTTATTTCCGATATTGTTTGCTCTATATTTTCTTCTAAGATCATTTTTTATTATCCTTTTTTACTAATCTTACTTGATTATCTGCAATAGCCATAATCATTGGTTTATACTTTTTCCACCATGTTAAAACATCGCAGTCCATTTTTTCTATAACCTCCTCTTTAAAATCCGCCCATCTTTTATGTGTGTGTATTTGACACCCGATTTTTATATGCTGCTCAGTTATCACTATAACGTATCTTAGTGAAGATATAATAACAGGTTGAGTTTTAACTTCCACTCCAAAAAAATCTGCTCCAAAAAGATCTGCTTCAGAAAGATTTGCTCCAGAAAGATTTGCTCCAAAAAGATTTGCTTCAGAAAGATTTGCTCCAAGAAAATCTGCTTCAGAAAGATTTGCTCCAGAAAGATTTACTCTAGAAAGATTTACTCTAGAAAGATTTGCTTCAGAAAGATTTGCTCCAGAAAGATTTGTTTTAGAAAGATTTGCTCCAAAAAGATTTGCTCCAGAAAAATCTGCTCCAGAAAGATTTGTTTTAGAAAGATTTGCTTCAGAAAAATCTGCTCCAGAAAGATTTGCTCCAGAAAGATTTGCTCCAAAAAGATTTGCTCCAAAAAGATTTGCTTCAGAAAGATTTGCTCCAAAAAGATTTGCTCCAGAAAGATTTGCTTCAGAAAGATCTGCTCCAAAAAGATCTGCTTCAGAAAGATTTGCTCCAAAAAGATTTGCTCCAAAAAGATTTGCTTCAGAAAGATTTGCTCCAGAAAGATTTGCTCCAGAAAGATTTGCTCTGTTTTTCTGGCAAGCGTCTTTTAAAGATTTAAAATCCCCTGAAATTAATACACTGTTTGTTATTTTATGTTTAATTTCAATTCTCATTTTCCATTCTCCTCTTTTTTATTAAAATGGCTTTTCTGTTTGTAAATTTAATTTAATACCCTTAATAGTTTCTTTTTTATGATAGTGTAAGAATTCGATTGCTTCTGTAATGCTGTTAATAGAAAATTTATTGCTCATTAACTTTAAATCAAAATATAAATCATCCAATCTACTATCTACTATCTACTATCTACTATCTACTATCTACTATCTACTATCTACTATCTAAAGCTTTAATGTTTAACAATTCTTTTACTGGTAAACCAGAAACACAAGTATTATTTACTATTTCTGGTCTTAGATAATCATTATCTAAAGCCACAAAAGTAACTAGATTACCAGCTGTATCTTTTATCCTGGTTGTATAAACTACGCTTCTCATAATCTATTACCTCTTTGTTACTTTGTATATAATACCATATTTTGTTTTGTAAATACACTGTTTTATACTTTTATTGTCAAATATAAAATCACTAAAAATAATATCAAGCACATTTTTAAATGTAAATACCAGGATTAAACTTAAGATTAAATTCATAATTTGCCCTTTTTATCAATCATTGTTAATAAATATTTCTCTAAAATTTAACTCATTAGTTTTAAAACTTTCTAAAGCTTGATAATAATCTGTCATAAATAATGAAATTTCTTCTATTTCATAGCCTTTATTACTCAAGATATTTATCATTTCCTCTTGTATATCTTCTAAATCCATTAAATAATCATTAGTTTTGCAATTCGGACAACCTTTAAAATAAATTGCCTCACTTGAAATAGTCAATATATCTGTTTTATACAAAACAAGCTCATCTTCGACACCTTTCCATTCACACATATCACAGCTTATTGGCATATCTTTCATTGCTTTTCCTCCTATTTTCGTAATTTCCACTCATTAAAACCTACTTCAAAAGCTATATAATCCTTTTTTCTTAAAAGAGAACCTATGCTTTTAGTTGTATATACATCTCTTTTAGTTAAATAATCCTATTGTTCTTTATCATAAATAGTTTCATTAAGATAAATTTCAAATTCTTTTCTTGTTTTCATTTTTCCACCTTTTTTATCCTTTCTATTAATTTCTTCTTATATAATAGTATGCTGCATAACTTGTTTTAAAATAATTAAGCTTATCTGAAAATTGCATTTTTTTAAGTAATTTTATATCTGAAGCACCTAAAAAACTATATTTTGCAATGTCATTTAATGACATTAACTCTATCTTTTCTATTTCCATATTTACACCGCTTTTTTAGTTATTTTATAATTACTTACTTTATCTTTATTTATTATTAAAACATATAATTTATTAAACCTTTTCAATTTTATATTTTATATTTTAAAACATCTTTTAATGTTTCAATATCTGATATTTGAAACTTATTATTTATCTCTATTATATTTCCACTGTCTACCCAACTTTTACACTCTAAAAAGTTTTCTTTATACCCGTAAAATTTCTTCCAGCCTTGATATTTAAAATCTTTTGTTAAAAACTTAATCACATTCATTTTTTTACCCTCTTTTTTATTTGTTATTTGTTATACTTTTATTAACTAAAAAACTTAAGGAAGTGGCTTTCCATGAAAGCCACAACTTTAAATTATTTAATTTCTTTTAATTTCTCTGATAACATCACATAAAGCGCTATTTATTAAATAATAGTTATTTTTCTTTATATGAATATCGTCAATCTCATCTTTTGATAAGTTTTTATTTTCAAAATAATAATCAGTTAAATTATCAACTCTTCTATAATTTTGGTCTACTTGTGCAATCAAATAATCAATTATATATTGCTTTTTAATTGTTTTTTTTGCTTTTTTTACTTTTGTCATAATTTACCACCTTTTTTTTATTTGTTTAATATATAATTTGTGGCTTTCTCTGCTTTTGAGGCTGCTGAAAAAAGCCAGCTTGTGTTATTTTTTAATACTTTTATCCAACTTTGAATATAAGCTGTGGAATTATCTAAAGTAGTTTCAATCTGTGCTTCTCTACAAAGCGTGAAAGCTCCAATTTCAGCAATCAATCCTTCTTTTGAATACTCTGCTTTACTATAGCTTGTGCCTTCTAAAAATCTATTTAAACGCTTTTTACTACCAGTTGAATGTACTAGCTCATGAAAAATAGTTGAATAAAACTCGTTTACACCAGAAAAATACTCTTTATTTTGAATTCTTACAACATCTTTACTTGGAATATAACAAGATTGAAAGCTTTTGTCATATTCAATTGCGGGAATAGTTTTGTAATTATTTATGATATTTTCTGCAGCTTCAACTGGATCAAATTCCAATGTTTCATTTTTGATACTTTCAATTTTTGAAGTGTCTATATTTTCACATTGATCAAGATTAAAAACAGTTGAATACTTAGCAAATGGTATACTTTCCACTTTTCCACTTTCTTTTTTCTTTTCAATGAAATTGTAGTAGATAACCGGAAATCCATTTTGACCTTTTTTGATACTACCACCTAATTGTCTAGCTTGTTTAAAAGATACAAAATATTGACTTTCAAATCTTAAAAATGAAAGATATAATTTGTTGAAACCTCTATAACTTTTCTTAGTTATAAAATTGGTGGGATTTACACTTTGATAGGGACACTGCCAAGGTAACATCTTTTTTTCTTCAATAAGGTCACAAACCTTGTCGATTAAAATGTCATAAACTTTATTCATGTTTCCACCCTTTTCTTTTTTATTTATTTATTTAATTTGTTTGTTTGTCCTATTTAATTTTAACATAAATCAATATAAAATGTCAAGCGCTATTACTATATTAATTGTTTTAACTTAGTAACATATTTATCTATTGTTTTTTTAGAGTAACTTTTATCTACTCTTGATATTATCGTTTCGAATAAATTTATACTACATTTATCTCGATTATTCATTGATTGAATTTGTAAAGCTAACTCGTTGAATACTTGTTTAATTGTCATAATTTACCACCTTTTCTTTTTTTTGTTTATCTTATTTAATTTCATACTTAATTTTAACATAAATCAATATAAAATGTCAAGCGCTATTTTTGTTTTATTGAATTGTTTTTTGATATATCTTAAATTTCAATGTTTTTAATGTAGTTTACATTTTTATCAATGTATGCAAAATTATTTTACTTTATAAATGATACAATTTTATATCAAAAAAAGCTGTTTTTATATTGTTTCTACTATTTGTGTTATCCATTACCTTAATTTTCGTTTCTTTTGTTTTTTTTGTAACTTAATATTTTGTTTATAATATATTGTTTTTATTAATTTTTACATTAATTTTAAAGTGTGCAAAAATGATTATTAATTGTCATAAATAGATAGTTAGAGATAGTATTTTTCTTATTTCCAAACCATATAACATTTATGACTATTATCAGATATTTACTATATGTTTTCATAGTTTTTGAGCGACTTTCAAAAAAGTCAGTTAGAAATCACTATTAAGAAGAGACATAATCGTTTTTGCATATAATAACAAAAGTGTCTACTACACCTTTTAATACATATCAAGAGTTTTTTTCATTTTTTTTACACTTATTACAATAAATGTTATTCTTTATGTTTTACTATAAAAACTACAAAGCATAACGACTAGTAATTTATTCAATGTCAAATGTAGCACGTCAATTGTTATTGTCAAAAAGCTGCTCTCGAATTTTCCTTTTTAGTTTTTGAGTTTTTAAAATCTTACCCTACCTCCATCAATTATTTTCCCCCAGCCAACCCCAGGTTGCTCCGGGTAAAGGTGGATATTTATATATTGACAATTGATTGCTATTTCGTTATACTGAAGAGTAATCAACTAACCAAAACAAAAGGAGAGAGTATGTCAGTTCACTATTTAGTAGGAGTAAGTGGTCAGTACATGAACACTGAGGGCAAGCTTAGCAAGTATTGTGTCAAAGATTTCAAGTTGCCTGAGTTGGAGGCTGCGTTGTCTGTCGTCAAGAATAAGTTATTGGATAAGCGTTTAATGGCAGATTATCCAGACTTTTCAGCGGTCTATACGCACTTTTTAGATTTCACAGAAGAGGTATCAGATACCAAGGGGGTGAAGCCTAAGGAAGTCGTAGTTAGTCGCAAGAATATAAGCTTTATGAATAAGAAGCAGTTAATATCCTACCTCACTATGAACGCTCTCCCTATTGATATCCAGTGGTATGAGAAGGCTCATGAGCTTCGTGAGGCTATTAAGTTATGTGAGGAGAATCAGGAGAAGTTTGAGGCGAGAGAGATGGAGTTGCTTAAAGAGAGAAAGCAGAATAAGATATTAAAGGAACTCAATGGCTAGTGTCCCTGAACAGCATATAGATAGTGTAGTTTATAGGGGTGGAGTTAAGTATGAGATGGAGGTTGTCAAGCCTAGTGCACTAGTAGTTAACGAGCACACTGGACTTGTGGAGTCTATAGATTCCCCCATGGTTTCACAGAAGCAGGCTAAGAACATGGTTCCCATTGCAGCTGCTGAGAGATACGACTATGATGAGGAGAATGAAGAGGACGCCCTTCATCCAGAATATCGGGATATGACGACGTATGAGGTAATGACTCGTAGACAAGCCCAAAGAGCTGCGAAGGGGGACAGGGCAGCTGTGGATTATATACAGGGGTATATGCTGGGGAGACCTAAGCAACAAACCGAGATTAAATCAGTATCTGTGGATTATATATCCCTCTTAAAGCATTTGGGTGGAGAGGCTCCTGTAGTTACAGTAGATAATTTAAAAGAGGTGTTCGGCTAATGATATTGCAGAACTCCTCATCAAAGCCACTACCTCCTGAACTATTTCGAATACACACCAAGTTAATAAAAGAGTTTCCCTATTTTGCAAAGAAGGTGTTGAAGATTCGTAACAAGGAGGGTATATTGTGCCCCCTTATCCTGAACACAGCACAATGGCAACTCTACCATTCTATTCAAGATCAACTCCGTAGAAAGGGCTTTGTCAGAAAACTGGTATTGAAAGGGCGGAAGCAGGGGGTGAGTACAGAGATTGGGGGATTGTTCTACCACATAGCCATCACTGTGGAGGGGCGTAACGTCTTCATATTGACACATCATGCAGATACGACTAAGACCCTGTTCAATCTAACTAAGCGTTATTATGACTTATCCCCTGAAATGCTACGCCCTCCTGTAGAGACGAGGAATAGAAATGAGTTAAAATTTTCAACACTAGATAGTCAGTATACAGTAGGAACAGCGGGGTCAGCGGACATAGGGAGGGGTGGAACTCCGTTGTTGTTACACTTATCAGAGATAGCGTTCTTTCCAAATGAGGATGAAATAAGTACGGGAATACTGAATTCTGTGCCTAGGTCGAATAACACATATGTGATGGCAGAAAGTACAGCTAATGGTGCGAGAGGGATGTTTTACACTATGTGTATGGACGCTATGGATGGCAGGGGTGACTATGAGATGGTGTTTTTGAAGTGGTTTGACCAAGAGGAGTATAAAGCTTCTTTAGAGCAAACTGCTCCCGAGGACTTTTTACACTCTTTAGATGATGAAGAAGTTCATCTGAAAGAGGTGTATCATCTTTCACTGGAGCAACTTAACTGGAGACGGCTTAAGATTGTAGAGTTGAGGAGTAAGCGGAGCTTTTATCAAGAGTACCCAATGCATCCAAAGGAAGCGTTTCAAATGTCAGGGGGGTCATTTTATGATCCGATTAAGGTGGCGGAGGCAATGGAGCGTAAAGCACCAATAAGGAATTATGCACCATTAATATTAGGGGTAGATCCTGCTATTGTGGGGGATAGGATTGTGTTGTGTTACAGACGTGGGAGAGTATTGGAGCGGTTAGAGGTGTATAGAGGGGGGATGGAGCCAATGACTCTAGCGGGGATAATAGCCAGGGGGATAGAAACTAGAGGGGTTAAGAAGGCATTTATTGATGTAGGGCTTGGGTATGGAGTGATATCCAGGCTAAAAGAGCTGGGGTTTAGTAAGGTAGTTATAGGGGTGCACTTTAATTCTACAGCTAATGAGCCAGAGATATATGCGAATATCAGGGTAGAGATGGCGTATAAGGTTAAGGATTGGATAGATATGGAGGAGCCAATACTCCCGAAAAGGGAGGACTTGAGGTTTGATTTATTACTTTTACCAGAGCAGCCACCCACCGAGGGAAAGCTTAGGTTAACACCAAAAAAGGAATTGAAAGTTAAGTATAAAAAATCTCCTGATATTTTGGATGCTTTATGCTTGACATTTGCGTATCCAGTTGCTAGAATAGTGAAGAGAGTAATGTCTATAAATGCCCCTTCATATTTAGCATCTACAGACAAAGGGCTAAAAACACGGACACGTGTACAAACAATTCTAGGAGGAAGGGGATAACATGGCGAATGTATTTGACGGTACTGATTCTACAGAGGTACACTATAACGCTTACGAGGCGGATAGCATAGGAAAGAAAAGAAACTGGTCTTCTGAGAAGACGGAGCAATTTAGTAAATATCTTAAAGGTATGCATTCTGACTATGGTATTTTAGCGGGCGATGTTGCTGCAAAGAATAGATTAGCAGATCAATGGGAAACAGGACTGGATAAAGTTGCAGCAGAGGGAAGACAAGCAGAGTTAGAGCATGAACAAATGGCGTTGATGGAAGAGCAAAGAGCTTGGATGACATTTCAACGAGCAGAGATGGAGCGGGAGAGAGCAGATGCTTTAGCAGAAAGGGATAAAATTACAAAAGAAAGAGAAGAAGCAAAGGCACGTGAAGTGTCAGAACTTAAGTCACGTAGTAGAAGAAGGTTAGCATTAACCGAGACAGGAAGTAGTGGAGATTTATCCACAGCAAAAACATCAAGAGGGAAATTACTGGGGAACTAAGATAAGGAGTTTACGCAATGAGCTATTCAGGGGCAGATAAAAGGCTTTTAGAGATTGATGTAGTTACAGCAAAGAGGCGAAAGCAAAGTCTTGCAATATATGAGGGTAAGGTTTTGAAGCTTCAAGAGAGGATTAAACTTCTTGTAAAAGAGAAGGAAGTAAAAAAGCTTGAGCTTACTAATGTTACGATTGATAATGAGGCTCGTTACCAGGCAGAGCTAAGTAGGTTATCCCTAGAATGTGCTAATAAGAATGAGCTGTTAGACATTACAAAAGGAGCTATTGCTGAAGGGCAAAAACATATTAAGGAACAGGCGGGTATTATAGCTGATGGTAAAAAAGAGATCATTGCTGTTAACACAAAGCTTACGGCTCTTAGCAATAAACTAACTCAGTTAGAGGCTAAGGAGAGGCATGATTATAGTTTGGCAACAAAAGATCGTCTTAAAGCAGAGAAGACGTTGGAGCAGGCGGAGAAATTTGCTAAGCAGGCAGCGGCTAAACGCATTCAGTTAGAAAAAAGTTTCAATCAAAAAGAGGTGCAATTTAGTAATAGAGAAGCTAAAGTGGCACTTAGAGAGAAGGACTTAGCTTTAGCAGAACAAGCTTCGGCTGATAAAAATAAGGATTTAACAGCTAAAGCAGACGCTATAGCTGATGGGTATGCTGACTTAGAAAACGCCACAAAGCTTCAGGAACATCTAAAATCAGAGCGGGAAGCGGTTAAGCAAGAGTTAGCAAATACTAAAAGATGGGCTGAAGAAGTTAAAAGTGAAAGTGATCAGAACGCAGTGTTGAGGGTACGTTTGCAAAGAAAGGAAGCGGACTTAAAGAAACGTGAAAAATATCTAAAAGAAAATGAAAGTGCATTTTCAGGAGGTTTATAATGGGTGAGATATTAGCAGGTAATAAAATTGATTTAGTTAAAATGACGAACCCAGATGGAATTGTGGTTGCAGGTACAGGCACGGCATACACAAAGTCTGCACCACTACCCACACAGGCAAGCTTTAGTATTCTTTTACGTGCAACATCCTCAGGTGCAATAGCATTGGACATTGAGATAGAGCAAAGTAATGAGAGACCAACAACAGAGGGGGCTGAGGATATAATTAATTACGCTGTGCCTATTGATTCTGATGGGGCGAGTGTGGGAGAGATTGTCTCTATGGATGGGGCTACAATGTATGTGATTAACTTCGCTCCAGTAGCGTCAGGGTTTTTTAGACTTAAAGCAACTGGTACAGGGAGTAATGCTGCGGATACTACTTTAGTTGTTGCACAAATTTACTATGTAGGATAGTAAGATGCGAAAATACTTATTTATATTATGTATATGTTTTACATCCATAGTGTTCTCGCAACACATGGGATCAGAGTATGGCGAAGGCAGAATTAAAGGCAGTCGGGTTAAATTAAATACAGACGAGTTTGACAATAATCTGTCTATTGACGATGACACAGTTCAGAAAGCTTTAGACACCTTAGATGATGCAGGCGGAGGCTCTGCTGATGCTGTAGTAAAAGAAGTTGCTCAAGCGTCACATGGCTTTGCAGTAGGTGATGTTATTTACTTCAACGGAACTATTTATCAAAAAGCAGATGCAGACTCAGAGAATACAGCAGATGTTGTAGGTGTTGTTTCAACTGTAGCAGATACAGGCAATTTCACTTTTACACCATATGGGTATATAGAGGGCTTATCATCACTAGCAGGAAGTAACGGAGATTTCTTATTCTTATCAGAAACAGCAGGAGAGTTGACAGACACAGCTCCTGATTTGAGTAAGCCTGTAATGATTAGGATGACTAGTACAACAGGGTTTGTTCAGATACAGAGAGGGACAATTATAGTAACTGATGAAGGTACATCTGCTCCAACAACCACACCACAGAGAGTCGGTCTTATGTTTGTAGATACTACAGCTAACAAGGTTTATGTGGCGACAGGAACTTCCTCTAGTGCTGATTGGACAGTTTTAAATTAGGAGAATTATGGAAAAACTATTATTAATACTATTACTAACAACAAGTTTATTTGCAGGAACAAACAAGAAGTTCAGCTACAAAGACTTTTCAGATAAGTCTTTAAAAGAATACAAAGCAGAGGACTTAAACAATTCTGATATTATCGGTTCATGCTTCTATCAACAAGATAAAGTTAATGCTGATATATTTCCTGATGGGATAAAGAATGTAACCTTTATAGATTGCAACCTTGATAACGTTAAAATACCTTTAATGTGTTTTATGAAAGATTGTTGCAATCATCAATTAAAAGTGCAAGCTGATAAAGAGCTATGGAGGGTAGACAGTAAAACATTAAAACCTATTGAGCCTCATTCTAAAGCTAAATTTGTTAAATTAGGATTAAGCATATTACCTAAAGATATTGTTGAGAGTGATAAACCTATAACTATTAAAACAGAAGAAGCAAAAAAATTAGAGTTAGAAACAGAACAAAAGAAATTAGACTCTTTAAGTGATGACGAGAAATTAATTAAATTAAAGAGCTTGAATATTTTAGAGGTGATTAAATGATGAAGAGATTATCACTTATATTATTTTTAAGTTTAAATATTTTTGCAACTAATCACTATGTTACAACCACAGGAGCAGGAACAAAAGACAGTTCAAGTTGGGCTAATGCTTGGAGTTTATCTGAATTTGTTTCTAATGTAGAGAGTGATGGAGATGGGAACTCATATTATTTTAAATCAGGGACTTATACTTTAATTGAGGATTTAGATGTCGGGACTAATAGAAATTATATAAATTTCATAGGAGTTAAATCAGCAACAACAGCTGAACCACCTACTGTAGATGATTGGGCTTATGGTGATGATAGACCTTTATTTGTTTGTGGTTCGTATAAATTTAGACCTAGTGGTGACTATCCTAGTTTTAGATTATTCGCTAATTTAATTTTTACTAGCAGTTATACGGGGCATATCGCAGGAAAACAAAGAACATTCTTTTTCAATGTAAAAATGACACAATCATCTACGGACTCATCAGTTTCTTGTGCTTATATTTCTAATGGATTAATATTGTCTTGTGAGTTTATAAACTCTAATGGAATAGGTGTTGCATTAGGAAGTGGAGGGGCAATAATTAATAGTTTTATACATGATTGTAACAACGGAATAAAAGGAGCTAATGGTGGCGATATAGTTGCAAACACAATAGTATCTGGTTGTACTACTGGATATTATTCTGGTGATTGGTGGGCTCCTGCCTTTTTAAATCATGTAACATTTTATGATTGTACAACGGCTATTAATTTAAATGTTTATTTAGCTCATTCGTTATCTAATATACTAATTGATAATTGCTCAACAGGAATATCTTCTGGAAGTATAGGTGCTCCTTTAAAAATAATAATGAATAATGTTAATTTTAATTCTGTTTCTACTAAATATGACACTTCTGATGTATGGGATTTAAATAATTCAGAACTAGACCCCCAATTCAAAGACGCAGACAATCAGAACTTTGAACCACAAAACCTAAACCTAATAGGTGAGGCTTTCCCAAATACTTTCGTGGGAACTAACACAACTAATAAAAACGTAGCAGGTGCTTGTCAAGTAGTGAGAAAAGCATCTAGCACAGCAAGGTTATATTAAAGGAGAACGACATGGCAAGAGGACGAGGAAATTCAGGTAGAAGATTGCAAAGTTCATGTGGGAATACCCCAAAACGTAATGGAAGTGGAAACGGCAGAGGCAACAGAAAAACTGTAGTGGTTAAAAAGAAGAAATAAGGAGCTAACGATGTCAACGATGGTAGAGCGGTATTTAGCTAGATACGGAGTTTTAAAAGCAGAGAAATCAAACTGGCTGAATATGTATCAGTTGCTGGGTGAGTATGTTCATTATAGGAAACAGAATTTTACCACTACATATTCAGCGGGTACGTTTATAGTAAACGACGTTTATGATAGCACGGCTAAAAGAGCAGCAAATATAATGGCGACCATGTTAGTTGGAATGTTACTTCCTACAGGAGGAAAATCTTTTCTATTCCAGCCTCCAGAGGGATTGGAAATTACAGAAGAGGTAAAAACTTTTTATGATAATGCCACACAAATAACAACAAATATAATGGATGACGCTACTGCGGGGCTAACAGTGGCTATGTTTGAATATATGCTTGATGAGGTTATATTTGGCACGTCAGGATTGGGGGCATTTGAAAAAGAGGAATATCCATATATTTTGTTTAAAGCATGGAATGTCAAGTCTATGTATATTGATGAGAATGCGGATGGGAGAATAAATGTTATTTTTAATGAGATAGAAATGACAGTTAGAAAAGCTATAGAAAAGTATGGGCTTAATGCGGTGTCCGAAGAAGTAAGAAAGAATTGGAATGAGGGGAAAGAACACGAGAAAATTAAAGTCCTTCACATAATAGAGGAGCTTATGCCTTTTGAGCGTAAAGAGGGGGAGAAACCTGTTGTATCTCTTCATATAGAGATGGGCAGTAATACAGTTTTAAAAAAGAGCGGCTTTGAAGAGTTCCCAGTTTTTGTAGTTAGATTTTATAAAATCATGGGGGATATTCAAGGTGGGAGTCCTGCCATAGACGTATTCCCAGATATATTGGAAGTGAATGCAGCGGAAGAGATTGTCACTACAGGAGCGGAAAAGTTAGTGGAGCCACCTCTAGGATTGATAGAGGGTGCGTTGGGCGGGGATGAGCTTAACACGAGTAGAGGAGCATTTAATGTTTTTAGTCCTGTGGGTCAGATACAACCGGATAAAGCGGTGTTTCCTTTATATACTGTGGGGGATGTTAGGCATTTAGCAGAGAAGACAACACGTCTGAGGGATAATATACTTAATGCATTTGCTATAGATAGACTCCTGGATTTGAATAATGATACGAGAATGACTTTGGGTGAGGCTCAGATACGGGATAAGATGCGGGGGGACTCATTAGGGTCTATTTTTGCTCGTCAAGAGGCAGAACTGTTAACGCCTTTAATTAACAGAGTATTTAATATACTACTACAAAAAGGAATTTTTGGTTTAATAGAAGGTTCGGAAAAAGAGAAGGGGTACATATTACAGGGAAAGAAGTATAAGAAAGTACCTAAATTAATTGTTTCTCTCATAGAAAATGGGGAGGATGTGTATACTATCAAGTATATATCTCCTGCAAAAAGAATGATGCATGCAGAAGAGATTCAAGGAATGCTAGCTAATATGCAATTTGCTTCAGAAGCGGCTCAGGTAGTGCCTAAAATTGTAGATAATTTAGATGAAGATAAGATGATGCGTAGAATGAATGAGTTGACAGGTGCTAAGTTTAGTATGTTACGTTCCGAGGAAGAAGTACAAAAGATACGTGACGACAAACAAGCTCAGATGGAGCAGATGCAAAAAGATGAGGAAGAGAGGAATAGGTCTGAAACAGCTAGAAATGTAGCTCAGGCTAACGCTCAAAATAAAAATGGTTATTTAGGGGGAGAACAATGAGAAAAATACCATCTACAATAAAAGCGGAAGAGAAGAGAAAAGCAAAGCTGAAACAGCAACAGAATATGTTTGCTGCGTTAGAAACGTCACCCGTAGGGGTTGACATAGTAAAGTTTATATATACCAGGTCGGGGTATTCAATCCCTATTCTGGCATTGAAAGATGGAGAAGTTAGTTTAAATGCTATGGTATATAATGAGGGACGAAGGAGTATGTATTTAGATTTACGTAAATTTTTATCAAAAGAATTTTTGTGTAAAGTAGAGAATAGAGAGTAATTAATACAAGGAGAGAGGTAATGAGTGTTAGACTAAAATTAGACCCAGACCCAGCTGGGGATGGCGGAGGTGGTAATGGTGATATTACTCCTGTGGATATCAAAGCATTAATTCCAGAGGAGTACAAAGATAAGGGGTATCTCAAAGATGTAGATAGTGTAGATAAATTATTTAAAAAGCTAGACGGAGCAGAAACTTTGCTAGGAAAAAGACCAGCTGGTATCCCTCACGTGGAAGCTCCTCCTGAGGAGTGGGACTCTTTTTTTAAAGCGTTTGGACGACCTGATGATGTGAAAGGTTACGAGTTGGGTGATGCAGCTAATGACACTCAATATGACGAGTTTATCAGAGGAACTTTTCATGAGGCAGGGTTGAATAACAAACAGGCAAAAGTAGTAAATGAAAAGATAAATAGCTATCTTCTTAAACAGAAAGAGGATACAGCTAAACAAGACTCTGAATTTGAGGCTTTGCTAACTCAATCCTTTGGAGAGAGAAAGGATACAGTAATAGAAAATGCTAGACTTTTAATACAAGAGAATGCACCTAAAGAGTTTAGAGATGGGGTGGCTTCATTGGATAATAAATCTTTAGTTGTTTTAGCAGGCGTGCTGGATAAAGTGACAGCTAAGTATATCAAAGAGGATAATATATTAGATCTGGGTAGAAGTAAGTCAGATGGAGGGAGTAGCCCTGCTACAAGACAGGCGGAAGCAAAAAGGTTGATGGATTTACCTGCTTACAAAGATTTTACGTTACCTGATCACGAAGCAATAGTAGCTAAGGTAAACGCTTTATATAGTAATCTTTAATTTTTTAGTTGACTTTAAGTAAATAAATTGCTATTATTTACTTAAAGTCAATTTAAGTGGATAACTTGTTCTAAGACCCACTGTCAAGACCATATCGAGTCCGATAAACTTCGGGTATCTCATTAGTAAAAAATGTAGTAATTAAAAAGATACAAGGAGTATATCATGAGTATAGATGTAGCATTAACTACTCAGTTTTCAGACAGGGTTCATATTGAAGCCCAGCAAGGAAAGTCAAGAACTAGACCGCTTGTAGAATTTCTTCCTATGTCAGGTGATGAAATGGCATATGATGGATTGGGTTCTATTGAAGCAACAGAAATTATAGGCAGAGTTCAGCCTAAAGTGTTTACTGAAATTGAACACCTAAGACGTAAAATTAGTAGACGTAGATTTTCAGTTAATCTACCTATTGATGAAATGGATGTAAAAGGGATGTTACAAAATCCTAGTTCACGTTACCCTAAAGCTGTAGCTAAGGCTATGGAGAGACAGTTAGACCACGTTGTTATCGGATGTTTAGATGCAGATGTGTACACAGGAAGAAATTTTGGCACTACTGTAACGGCAGCAACTGACGGGGTAATTACTGTTGATGCAACGGGTGGGTTAACTTATGCTAAACTTTTAGAGATTAAACAGAATTTTCTCAATAAAGAAGTGGGCACTGAGGTAGGCGTAACTAAAACGTTACTTATTTCAGGTGACGAGCATACAGCACTAATGAACACGTCTCAATTAACATCTGGTGATTATTCACGTCAGTATGTAGTTGATAAAGGTGAGATTATTAAAGCAGTTGGACTAGACATTGTTGTGTTTGGTGCGTCAGTTAATAATCCTATGCTTGCCGTTTCGGGTGGGGTTCGAAGCAATTTTTGTGTGACAAGTGATGCGGTTGCAGTGGGTATGTCTAAGAATATGGAAATCAGTATTGATAAAAGAGTAGACTATGAAGGTGTTACTCAGGTTAGTATTGTAGGTATTTTTGGGGCAGTTAGAAAAGAAGGTGTTCAAGTTCAGAAAGTTAACACAACTGATTAATAAGGAGATTTTAACATGGCAGTAGTAGATTTATATACTAATAGTAATGTAGAAGTTGGAAAGTTATCCAATTCTGCATTCACTACAGGTGCGGAAATTAAAGGTATAGTATGTGTTGCAGAGTTAGCCGCTGCAGATAGTAACACATCAGTGTACAGGATAGCTAGGGTTGGGGCTAATATGATTCCAATTAAAATAGAGATTAATAATGATGCCATTACTTCGGGAACGGATTATGATTTAGGTCTCTATAAGATAGGATCAGGCGGTCTAGTTAAAGACAAAGACTGTTTTGCTGACGGAGTTAGCATGGCATCAGCTAGAGTTATGGGTGCTGAAGTGTCTGGGCTATCCGCTGTGGGCATAGAAGACATGGGCAAAAAGGTCTATGAATATGCTGGGGACACAATAGGTGATAAACAAACTAGTTACGACTTATGTTTGACAGCTAATGTAGCTGGAACGGCGGGCGGGACTGTGTTAGTTCGTGCTTTATTTGTCCAAGGCTAATCCATATTAAA